TGGCCATTACGCCCTTGGAGATATTTGTAATGGCATTAGGGCTTTCTCCAGCGGCAATGGCCATGCCCATCTTAACGATGTCCATTCCCTTTTCGCTTTCGGTCTTTCCTTCGTAATCCGGCATGGCGGATTTAAACTTCTCTATATAACTCTCGAGAGACGTTTGCGCCGCCTTCTGTTCTTTCTCGGTATCTGCTTCCCGAAACTCAGCTTTTACTTGGTCGGCGGCAGACACTGCCCTATACGCCATTTCCGCTTCGTCATCCTGGTTGCCGGTAGCCGGCCTGGGAGGACTTGGAGGTAAAATCTCATTAGGACTTTCTCCCGCAATCCTAGCAATCATTTGGTCAGCAGATTCAGAATCAGCAGCCGGTTCGACAGCCGCTTCGACAGCGTCTTCTTCGGCAGCGACTTCAGTGGACGCCTCCGGTTCGACAGCCGGTTCGAGGATGGACGCAGAATTTTCGGCATTCATCCAGCCCGCTTCTCTTGGGCCTTCTGCCATCAATATTTCAGCCGTGGCTGGCAGTCCTTCATAAGATAAACTTCCGCCCTCGGCAGTACGATCTTCAAGCGGTCTTCCACGCATAATTCCAGCAGCTAACGGAAGTTCCCCGGAAATTTTGTAAACGGCGTTCGCTATGCCGACTAATAGATTATCCCCGGAAATGCTGGGGTTCTCATCGATCATTTTTTTAGCCGTGCTTTTAATAATAGAAGACACCTCTCCCGATGACACACCAGTCACATCAGGCTGTCGTCTAAGAGCATCGTTAATGGCTGTTATTTGCTCGTGCTTCTCTAAAGCACTTCCGGGGCCTCTTTCAAAGAGAGACTCGGCGGTATCGCCTATGAATTCGCCAGCATCTTGATTAGCTTGGGTAAGGGCTGCGAGGCCCCTATCGATTGTTCCCCATGCGCCGCCCAGAGCGCCCTCAATAGGGGAAGCTTCGGGATCTACATAATCTGAATACGGTTGAATAGGAGAGGCGTCTAACAGGCGACCTCTGTACCTATTACTTCTAGCGAACATGCTCTCGGCTCGTCCTTGCTCAGTCTGATCTGAGCCTTCGCCAATAGCGCGAGACCGTATATCCTCTGGAGAAGCGCCTAGACCGATTCTAGCTATCCCACCATTATCAAACCTAGCAATCCCGCCATCGGCCATGGACAGTGTATTGCCGCCTTGCGGATTAATGGCATCGCTCACAACTGAATCTATCAAATTGGGAGAGGATGCAAGAATGCCGCTAGGCTGCATGTTGGCCATGGGCCGTGGGCCACCGCCGCTGGCAACAATACCACCGCCCTGGAACATCTTGCGATTGGCGAGGACCGACCTCAATGGACGGTTGTTCAGTGATCTACGCATCATTGCCCTCCGGCCAAAGATTGAATAGCACTGCCAAACGGGTTGCCCAGCGCTTTATTGGCGCCAAAAGCCCCAATGCCCACGCCTATGGCTTGAGATAAGGGGCTTGGAGACGGCGTGGTTGTCACACCAATCGAAGACTGCGCGCTGCCAATTGAAGGCTTGAAGATATCGCTTATGAACCCGGTTCTTTGGAAAGGCTCGTAAGCCTGCTGCAATTCAGATTGCCTCTGGGCATCGAGCAGGCGCTGATTTTGCGTTTGACCTATCGACCCCAGTTGAGACAACATCTGCGCCTCTTGGCCAACAAGTCCCTGGCCTATGCCGGCGAGATTGGCTTGCAAAGTCCCAAACTGGCCTATGCCCTGACCCAAGCGAGTACCCTCCTGAGACTGCGCCTGACCTATGCCGGACAACAGTTGCGAAATGCCTTGCCCGCGCCTTTGCTGGTTCTCAAAGGCTGTCGATGCGGAATTCTGGGCTTGGTTGAAGTTCCTGGACAAATCTTCAAAGATGCGGCGGCTTTTAATTTCGGACAGGTTTCGATCCAGTTCCGCACCCTGAATTCCAAACCTATCACCGCCAAATGCTCCAGCCTGAACAGCTTGAGCGTTTAACTGGTTGCGCTGTATATCAGCCTGTCGCTGGTATTCACCAAGTGCTTCTTGAGTGACTTGTTGTTGGTATGGGTCCATATAAGGCTGCAAGCCCTGCGCTGTCGGAACAAAGGTCTGACCTGTTCCCTCTGCCTGCGTAGCCGCCTGCCCAAATAAGCCCGGAACGCCCGCTGTCTGGCTTTGAAGAGTGGCCAGACCTTGATCTATCGTCCCCGCTCCCTGCGTCAGGTAATCCTGAAACTGCCCAATGCCCTGACCTGTAGTAATGGCCTGCTGCGTAAGGGGATCGAGCCCTGCAACTTCAATATCAGGAACATTAACCGGCGTTTCTCCTCGGAGAAATGCCTGGTCCAAAAGCCGACGCTGGAATTCTTCTAGAAACGGCGCTTGCCGTAGGATACTCGCCGTTGTTGTTGTTTCGACCATTATGCGGCCCTCTCAAATCTAGACATGAGGTCGTACATTCGAGCGGCCCCCATATCACGGCTTCCATTACCGGCGCCTCGTACAGCGTCCGCTGTCATTACAAATTCTCCATCCGACAACCGTGCCGGAATACTATCGGAGGTTCCAGAGCCCGGACCCATGATCTCACCACCGCCCTGCAATGTCATAATTCCGCCTTTGGCTGCCATTGCGGTAGTCGAATTGCCGTATATGTCTCCGAGATAAGCCTTAGCTTGGTCTAAGCTAGTTCCTGTGGCCGTTGCCAATGTTTGAGGATCACTGGACGCCACGATCCCAGCTTTCGCCAACAGCGCGGCGCCGGCCTGCGTATTCTTGAAGTTTGGATTACCCTGCTTACCCTGCAAGTACTGGTTATACGCCTCGCCTTGAGGGTCAGCCAGCGCTCGTTGCTGTTCCGGGGTTAACTCATCCTGATCATCAGCCATGAAATAAGTAATTGCGGCCAACGCGGCTGGGACAGCGGCTTGGGTTAGCATACTATCCAACATCTTAGACCCCGTTAGTGATTTGGTTGCGCCATCGGCGCCGGTGGTGGTGGTGGTGCCTCCGGCTGCGGTGTTGGTGCCTGCGCTTTGAATAGCGGGGCCTTGAGGGAACACCCCAGCAGACTTATACAGCGGGGCAGTGTTTACTGCGCTCGTACCTCCGCCCGCCGCCGCATAATTCTTCTGAAAAATATCATCGGCAAGTTTGTCTTGACCTGCTTGAGTCTGTAACTCTGGTGAGAGTCCTCCAGGACTAGAAAGGTATTGCTTGTTTATTATTGCCTGCGCTTCCTGTTGGGAAGTTGCTCTTATATTGTCAACATTCGCCTCTGCGCTAAACCTAGCCTGCGCTTGTCTCCAACCTGGTTCCCTAAAGGGGACTTGGCCGGCTGGTTGGTTCAGCTTTTGTAGATGTTGAGGCTGGGAGAATGAAAATCCCGTAGCCATCGTAGGATCTGTCTGATAAGTCGGGAGTAATCCACCTACTCCCTCTGATCGCGCCACATCTCCACCAGAGAAGCCTAACCCTAGATCGGTTGATTGGCCGAAAAGTTGTCCTCCACTTCCAAAGACGCCTTGAGCAAGCGGGTTCTGTGGGCCGCCGCTGAAGAGGTTCGTCGCCGCGCTAAAGGGAGCCGTAAGCCCCTGTCCAACGCCTGACATAAAGCCCTTTCCAGCCATAGCACTGGAAGCACCAGACCCCAATGCGCCGAGCCCGTAACTTAAAGCCGCGCTTTTAGCAACATCGCCCCATGAACCACCTTGCATTTTCGTAACAAGAGCAGAAGCAATAATTCCACCAATGCCCGGTGCAATCATATTGCCAACTATCGGGGCAATGACAGGAAGCGCCGTCTTGGCGACTTTCTTAAACGCTTTAAAAATCTTCTTAAAAAAGAATTCAGGCTGCCCGGTTATGGGATTTATGGAGTTGAGTTCGTTACCGACAATAAATCGCTCGGGGTCGTTAACCCCCATTACCCGCATCTGGGTAAATAAGTCGCTTTTCAGTTTAGGGTTAGCGTCCAACACCTCGCCTGGGACAAAAGTCTCACCGTCCTTGGCGTGAACCATGTAATTATCGCCGTAGCGGCCAAGCGTGGCCATTCCGCTGGCAAGCGCCTTGACTGAAGGATCTCCATTAAACTTTGGCGATGAGTATGACATTTAAAACACCTTTAAATCACGTTACTTCTAAAAAGCTACCGACGACATGTAACCTGTTGGCGTTTGCCGCAGTTACCTTAAGTATCTCGGATTCCTGAATAACCAAAGGTTGCGTCAAAAGCTCAAGCGTTCCATTCGCTGTCGTCGCCTTCACATTATAAACCACAAACACCGCAGCGGCGGCATCCGTTATAGTTACCGTGATAGTAGATGTTGAGCCACTATCATCCGCCACTAATAAAGACTTAAAAATAGCCGTCGTTGCAGCAGGAGCCGTATACAAGGTTGTCACGCCTGTGCTGGTCAGGTCAACCTTGGCATTTTTATAAAAACTCGCCATTTCAACCTATAAACCAAGTTAAAGCGCCGTTCTCGTCCTTGCCTTCCACCTTGGAAGGAAACTCCGTTCCAGAAAGGGCCATCTCAATATCTCTGAAAGTCCTTTGCAAAATATCCGAATCGTACTCTATAGGAGCGTCCGGGAAACTGTGTTCAAGCAATCTGGCCATTAAGTCCTCCCATCGGGACGAAGATCGATGCGAAGATCGCCCGTGGTCCACGCTATATCTGTCTCGCTGCTTTCAATACGTATCACGGCTTGTCGTGATCGAGCGCGCGTGAAGGACTGTTGCGTAGTGGCATTGACTGAATTAGTGGAGTTAGTCGCCAAAGAATCGCCGGGGTAATTTCGCGTCTTTAGGACATAGTTAACGGTGGATCCAGCGCCTGTAATATCTATGTCTGGAATAATCCGGCTGATGAACATAAAATTATTGCCGTCACCAAGGTCAAAATCGGACGATTCAATGTAAGAAGCCATGGCAGCGCCATCATCGTTCTCACCACTTTCGTGGACATATACCGTATTGTCGCTGCCTGATAGTCCACACCCACGTGGGCGGGTGAAAATATTATGATCAACCCATGCCGTGCGGCTTAGTAATCCGATATCCCACGTGTTTTCCGTGTAATTAAACTTAACGTACCTGTCTATCTCTGTTGCGTCCGCAGAAACATAAAACCAGATAACCTCATCAAATATCTTATTTGATGCCGCAAAAAATTTATGCGACTGATTTAGGTTTACGTCGTCAAACAAGTATCTCAGAACCGTGCATGGGATCACCTGGACACGACCTGTGTAAACATAGAAGTTTTCCGTATCCATCCAGAATATCTTATCGCCCACAGCCACAACGGAATTTGGACTTATGGCGGATACGTTGCTGCCAACTAGCGAAAACCCAAAAGTAAACGGGGGTCCGGTAAAGCGCATTGAATGTAAATTAGCGTCCGTCCAGATAAGTATTTCTTGTCGCGCTTTCACAGCGGCGATAATCTCTGAGCCTGATGACAGACGCTGACCCCCGGCTGTGTTGGTAGCGGAAGGGGTCCAGTCGAAGGGGCTCTCCTGATCAGACCACCTGACTTGCAGCAAATCTTGGGCCGTTTCAGATAATGGATTGCATCCGAAGCATATTACATGGCGGTCTCTAGTGGAGACCATCATACCACGCGTTATGGTCGGGGCATCAGACGCGCCGGTCTGCGAAGCAAAATCCGTGGCCCTATTTCCTACCCCTAATGTCTTGTCCCAGTAGTATGGAGTTCCGTCATAGACGTTAAACATCAGGTCTTCGCCCCAATTATCTTGAGCGTACAGACGTATGTTAGACCCCGTTACAGCAGCCGTGCTGGAGGAGTCTCCCCACCCTACAAAGTCACTCGCCTCTTTAACAACTGCGCCATCGTCATGCGCCACGGCTAACGTGCCGCGTACACCTCTAACAACACCCGCATTAATGGTATGAGTGCTTTTTCCAGTGTACTGGATTAACTCGCTATCTATAAGAACAATGCCTACAAAAGTTATGGCCGCTCCGCTGGAAGACGTGGCCGCAGTAGTGCCGTCCGTTGCTCGCGATAGATCGCCAAACGTATTAAGGACATTTGTACCGTAACGTATTTTCTCGCTTCCAATCAGAATGGTGCCTCTGTCTGGAAACGAACTGGTATCCGCTGCTAGAATAGAGGAGCTTAAAAGAGTTAAGTTTGCGCCGGTGGTGGTAGCAACCGTCAAGAACGAGGACGCATCGGTAAGCGTGAAGGATGTAACCGACGCATCAATACCGCCGCTGTCGTTTAGTGTTGTTTGTGCATACCCTACGCTCAGTCCGCCCCAAAGACCTGCTCCAAAACCCGTCCCTGATACAGCGGTGTTAAGACCTGTGTTGATCTGATACGTCGCAATAACTGCGGACCCGCCGCCAGTAGTTGTTCCGGAACCCGCCGTTCCAGCGGTGTCTACGGTGTAGCTATTGGAATCTACAACCGTCAACTGGTGTTCCGTATTAATCTGCGCGGCGGTGATACCGTTTGTTGTAGTGGCTCCGCTAAAAATTACAAAATCCCCTGTAACCGCTCCATGAGAATTGGCCGTTACTGTAATTACGGAGGTTCCTACTGCGCCCGTTGTTATCGGGTCCGCTCCAAGTGTAGTAGTGGCTCGTATAGGCGTTATGTCATTATAAATGCCGCCTTGCTCAATATAGAACTTGTCTTCTGTCCCAAGGCCCATGTATTTGGACCCATCAAGCGCGGCCCATGTATGTAAAGAACGGCCCGTGCCTTCTATGGTCCCGCTGCTCAACTTCTCCCATCCGCCCATCTTCTCGGGGCGACCTTTGCGAAACCGGATCAAGTTTGAATCAAACCATCCAGGAACGTCCTGTACATCGAGGCCATATGAAGTGGTTTCTTTGTTCACTCCAGGGCGAAAGTTTATTTTAGCTAAAGGCATTATTCATACACCCGCATCACACTAAAGCCGGACCTGTAAACCAGTTAACTATAGAATATCGCACTCCGGATTCTACGGGTGACACTCTATGATATAGAAAAGAGGGAAAAACTAAAATAGACCCCTTTTTTGTCGGAATTTCTTCCAGGTCGGCATCTCGGAACTCAAACCCACCCCCAGTATAATCTGAAGGGTCGGAAAGAAGAACAACCAAGCTAAGTTTCCGCATGTCCTTTTGATGATAACTTGAATCTTCGTGGAAGTCATAGAAAAAATCCTTGTCATACACCGTAAACTGCGGGTCTTGCTGATGGTTTATGTTAAAATCCCATCCGGAGTTCTTATTGGCCTTTTCCACGTACCCAGATAAAACATGAAATAGCCACGCATCTTGATTTTCTTGGAAAAACCCAACCCTGGTTTTTCGGACATCTTCGTCCACAGCGCCCTCTTTATCGTCTCCTACTAATGCTTCTAGTTGAGACAACTCCAGACCTCTTTCAATAATGGCATTACATACAAGGTCCGGAATTTCCGCGTCCCAATGCCAAAACATATTCTCCCGTTTAAGCATAAGGGCTCTTCTGAGGCCGGTCAGCGCGACACTCAGCCCAATATTGTAACGAATACCTTTCCTGCTTTGTTGGTGTGACCTTATGGGTGGCCTTGCACGGAAAGAGTATTAGGAAATCATCCTCAAAGGGGTATGTTTTTGTCTTCATAGCATCGTTTTCTATGCCAATTTCGCCCAAAACAAAAGCGCCGCCTTCCTGTGGTGCATCATCCATCGAGAAGATATAGCTGGCTGCACACAAACTCCATTGGTCAAAGTGCCAATTCATCTCCCCTCCTGCCGCATAACGAGATAGAAGAATCTCACTGCTGTTCGTAAAATTGTAACTCTGGAACAGCATATCCCCCGTTTCCCTAAACGCTGCCCTTAGTTTTAGGGTCCATATTTGGGATTCAAATAGGGATAAGCATGAATCGTCCAAAGCGGGGTTTTCTTTAAAGAATGGATACGCCCAGACGCCTTTTTTTCCGTCCTCATCATGTGACCTATCTACTCCGTCAGGGTCTTGTTGGTAAACCTTTCCCATATGAGGCAGTAACGGCTTCAGACCGTCTAAAATCTTCTCCTTCAGACCATCCCCTAAGAAGTTCCTGACGACTATGTGGACACAGGGGTCTCGGTATATGGTTGCATCAGGCATTAATTAGGATGTTATCCCAAACAGTAACTTTATCAAAAGTTGCCGAGGCAATAACCACTGTTGGTCTATCAACTACATCCAAGGGGGCCATAGTTTCAGCACAAGTTATCTCAACGTGGCACACACTTCCGTGAGCGTTCTTTATATTATTAAAAATCTTACGCCGGAGTTCTTTTACGGGAGGATACGAGGTCAACTCAGCTACCTCTTGGAGAGACTTGTAAACAGACAACGCCCTTTCACGTTGGACCTTCGTTAAAAAGCGGTTTCTGGAACTAAAAGCTAAACCATCAGAGTCTCTTTGAGTAGGTACTATAAGAGGTTTAACCGAAAAATTTAAAGCGTTAATAATACCTATCATAGACATGGTTTGGTGGATGTCTTTTTGACCTAACACCGTTATATCTGTTTTTAAAATATTATAGTCTTTAATAAAAGACATTATATGTTCAACATTCCAGATGGATTTTTTAAGAAACCCATTAGATACGCCTATTTTCGTTGTTTTTTTACCGTACATATCCCACATTGTTGGAGCAAAAAAGATATCTACTTTATTTTCTAAACATAGTTTAATATCTTTCTTTAAAATATTACGCTCATAATTTTTAGAAAATTTATTAAATGCATCCTTACTCATATTAAAATATTCGTATGGAAAATCTATCATTACTATAACAATATCTGCGTTATTTCTGGCCGCACTTACTAAGTGCATATGTCCTTCATGTAAGTCTCCTCCAGTATTTATAGATGCAATAGTACTTCCTTTATTTTTTAATTCGCTGCAATATTCAGTAGCCTCTAAAATTGATTTTATAATCTTCACAGCTTACTCCGAATTTATCCGAATATTATCCCAAAGATAAACGTCGCCAAAAGTTGCCGATACACAAACCATCGCTGGCCTATCAATAATATCTAAGTCTCCCATCGTTTCGGCGCAAACTATATCAATGGAGAAAACGCTCCCGTGAGCGGTTTTTATATTATTGAAAATCTGACGCTTGATCGCCTTCACAGAAGGGTACGAGGTCATCTGAGCCACCTCTTGAAGAGATTTGTAAACAGAGCAAGCCCTCTCCCGTAGAACCTTCGTCAGAAAAGCGTTCCTGGAACTTAGGGCCAAGCCGCCCGGATCTCTTATAGTGGGAGCCGTTATCACTTTTAGATGAGGGTGTGAATCTTTAAGTAAAATCTTCACTATCGTGGTTTGAAAAAAATCTTTCTGGCCTAATAAAACTACGTCAGGAGAAACCACCTCAATTGCTTGCAGCAGTTCCGCAATAGTTGGCATACAGGCGAGTTTCTTTTTAATAACTCTATCTATGTTTGGCACCGTGGTGTTGAGCTTCCGCCTGTGGTCCCAAGAACCTTTAGGCGGATGAAAAACTACATTCACATTATTCTGTTCACATAAATTAATGTCTGAAGAAAACATATTATCCTTATACTTCCGTAAGTATTTCTCAAATTTTATTTCTTCGAGCGTGGATTCTGGTAGAGAATGACCTAAAGTTAATATTACTACATCGCAGTTTTCTTGGGCTATTTTAGCCAAAGAGATGTGTCCCTCGTGCAAGAAAGAATCCGTGTCTACAGAGCCAATCGTTAGGCCATCCCTTTTTAGTTTCTGAGAATACTCTCGCATCTCAAAAACAGACTCAATGATCTTCATTATCGAAAAATATTGACAGAGTAAAACGGAAATTCGGAGCTATTCGAGAGCTTGGCCGCACTCATTTCGGGCTTATCAGGATGTTATCCGAAAGATATACGAAATTGCCAAAATTTGTTGCCACAGCAAAGACCACTTCTTTATCAACTACTGACACAGGCTCTCCTGTCGTTGCGTCAC